GTAGCAGCAGTTAATATCTACTATTCAAAATATTTCTATGATCACGAGGAGTAAAGAAAGACATGAAAGGTGGTGAAATTGGCAGACACGCCCAACTGTCTCTTGGGTGAAGACAAGAAATAAAGCACTTAGTTGCCTAATCCCTTCGTAGAGGTTCGAGTCCTCTCCTTTCAGCTATTGTTACAATATTGCAAAATCTCTATTTAATAATATGAAGCTTACAGTACCTACAGATTTAAGTGAAATTACATTAGGGCAACTACAAGATCTTAATAAGATTAACGAGTTAAAGTTAGAACCTATTGAGCTAATGAAAAGGTCTATTGAGATCTTGACAAAGGTTGACCGAGGGACACTTGATAGATTTAGGCTTAGTGATCTACAAATGGTTTACGATAAGCTCCTGAGTTTAACTAAACAAGAAGAAAAGCTTGTGAAGTTTGTAAACATAGAAGATGAAAAGTATGGCTTTCATCCTAACTTGTCTAATATTAGCACAGGTGAATTTGTAGACATAGATACTTTGTGTCAAGATCTTAATAAGAACCTTGATATGATTATGGCAATACTTTATAGAAAAGTTACTGTTGAAAAGTCTGGTAAGTATCAAATAGAAGCTTATGGTAGAGATATAGAAAGTAGAGCTAATTTGTTTAAAGAAAAGATGCCAGCTAACGTGGTAAATGGTGCTATTCTTTTTTTTTGGACTTTAGGAAAAGATTACTTAGTGAGTTCGATAACCTCTTCCAATCAGGAGGCTCAGACTCTAAGCACCAACAGTTCAACGAAAAGTGGGGTTGGTACTCTATATTGATAACGCTATCTAAAGGAGATGTGTTAAAGATTGAAGAAGCAACACAAATAAGTATATACAAAGCTTTTACTTATTTAAGTTATTTAAAAGATCAAGAAAAATTAAAGAAATGAAAACGTTTAAAGCAATAGTAGATCAATTTAAAGATATTTGTGAAGCTCATAAGCAGTTAAACTCGTTTACTAATGGAGATATATTCGAGGTAGATCTTTCCAATGAGATGGATTTCGCTAAAGCTCATTTAGTAGAACAATCTGCTACGATAAACAATAGAGACTTTGTATTCACTTTTGATTTATTAGTGATGGATCTAGTTAGCGCTGATGGTTCGAATGAAACTGACGTGCTGAGTGACACATTCTTGATACTATCCGACGTTTATAGAGAGTTTAAAAATGGACTTGGTAGACTTAGTGCAAATCAAATTATAGTTTCTGATCAGTTTGTAGTAAGTGATAGCATAAGCTGTGAGCCATTTACAGATAGATTTGAGAACCTATTAGCTGGATGGAAAGGTTCAATAAGCATTAGAGTACCAAGCAATAATAACGCGTGTAATACTCCAATATGAGTTTAGAGTTAGAAGCAACAGAAAAAGCGTTATCCAAATTTGGAAAAGACGTGATCATAAAAGCAGCTACGTATTTGCAAACTAGAAAACGTGGTTACGATACTGGTCGTTTAATGAAGTCATTAGACTATGATCTTGGTGTTGCAGCTAATTCTATAAGCGTTAAAATAAGAATGGAAGAATATGGACTTGCTATCAACGAAGGTAGAAGTTCAAGTAAATCAGGTGGTAGCGGATCTTTATATCCTAAGATCTTAGAGTGGGTTAAACGAAAGAATTTAAGACCAAGAAATAGCAAAGGCCAATTTACTGCTTGGAGAAATAAAGAGCAACAACAAAGAGGTATTGCTTATGTGATTACTAGAAAGATCCATAGATTTGGATATAAAGGAACCAAGTTTTTAGATGATGCTTTTGCACAAAGCTATAAGAAGCTACCTAAAGAATTAGAAAAAGCTTTTGCTTTAGATTTAGAAAACTTTTTGAATTTTACAATAGACGAAATAAATGGCAACAACACGAACACAAACTAACTACTGGATGCTTACTCTTGAGAGTAGCACCACGCCAGTATTTAACTTTAAATTTGTAGTAGACGTATATGTTGGTTCGCCAGGTGGTGTAAAGGTTGTTAGGATAAAACAGCCAAAAAACCCTGCTGGAAAGGCACATATATCATTTGAGAAAATAATAAAAGACTACATAGATATAACTTACGAGACAGACGTAAACACTGCTACTTATGACATTGAAGATAGACACATACATGATCTACCTATTTTCGAAGAAGGCGAAAAGCCTTTTAGCACTAATAACGGCAAAACTTTTAGAACTGTAGTTTTTAAGTTCTACGAAGAATATGCTACAACAGCTACAGGACCCGTGAGCGTAACACCAACGACTACTGCAACTGATGTTGTTTGGTACAGAATAAATTATGCAGATAGTTGGGAAGATCAAATGAACTTTAATACACAACCATTTTGCTTTAACACATCTAGACCAAGAGATGGTAAGTTTTTAACTGATTGGCCTTTAAGTGATACACAAAGTGGTTATTATTTGACACACCCATACCGTACAAGTTACAATGAAAATAGAACTTTAAGTTTTATAAACTCCGATAAAGTGACATCTAGTGACACTAATTTAGACTCTTCGCTAGGTAAAATTACCATTAGTTTTTTCGAAGAAAAACCTGTTCTAAGCACTGTCCCAGGCTTTAGTACATTTAAGTTTCCAAGAAATTATGTTGGTAAAATTATTATAGACAACGATAGTACCTTTGGCGGTGCTAACCCTAACTCTACAACTGATGCTCAACAATTATTGTACTTTGGGGCTGGAGCTAATAACATGACACACATAGATATACCTGATAGAGGTGGTTATAACTTAAACCCTACAAGTGGTATTAAATATTACACAATAAACTACAGTTCTCTCACAGGTTCAATGCCAGAAAGTTTTTCAAACTCAAGTCCTAGTCCTATAAAAAAAGGAGACTATATTCGTATTAATAGCGCCAACACTATTAATTTTGTTTTACTTGGTGCTCCTGATAATAACACTAACACTTTTTTCTACGCAGATGAAGACGGTGAAGGCATCACGGGTACTGGAACCTACCAAATTTACCACTATAAGTCTTTAAGTCATTTTTATCAATTTGAGATCGTTGATTGTTCACTTTATGATCAATACTGCTTGGCGTGGAAAAATATATATGGAACTTGGGATTATTATATGTTTGAAGGTAAAAGCACTGAGAATATTTCTTACGACAGAAAAGAAACTTATAAAAGGCTACCAGGTAATTATGGAGGGTCAACCTTTGATCTTGCTTCATACGAAAGAGGTAAAATAGAAAAGACAACAGGTAGTAAGTCTGTTACTGTAAACACTGATTTTGTAGATGAGTCATATAATAAATATTTTGAAGGTTTACTGATGAGCAACGATGTTCAATTAACTTACCCTTCATCGCAACCTGTTCCAGTAAATATTACAGACAAATCGTTTACATATAAAACTCATAACAACGATAAGTTGATACAATACAAATTTACTTTTGAATTTGCTCACAAAGAAAAAACGTTCGTATAGATGATTCAAATATTAGTAACGCTACTAAGTAGTGGAAATAAAGTATATTTAGATGTAGGTGAGGTTAGCATTAAAGCTAATTATTCAGCTGTAGAAATTCAAGATGTAACTAAAAGAAAAGCAGAGAGCACGCAAACTTTCTCATTGCCTTTTACTGAAAATAATAATTTAGTATTTGGCCACTTTTATAATATCAATGCTTCTACAGGTGCTTTTGACGTTAACGTTAGAATGCCTGCTACTATCTTAGTTGATGGCATAGAGGTGTTAGAGGGTTATTTACAGTTGATGAAGGTAAATAACAGCACTGAGGTTTATGATGTTACCATTTACGGTCAATTAGGTAATATTATAAAATCTATTGAAGGCAAAAAGTTAAACGATATTGACTTTAGTGAGTTCAATCACGTTTTCAACAGGGCAAATATTTATAACTCATGGAACAATGCTATTGAGTACACTGATTCTTCTACTGGTGATGAGATCTTATATCCTATAATTGACTATGGTTACGACTTTACAGGTATTACGAGTACTGATAGTGATCGGTTAACTGCTGATAGGTTAAAGCCAGCAATGAAAGTCCAGACTATATTTTATAAAATTTTATCTGATGCTGGTTATTCTGTAAATTCTACATTTTTATCTACAGACTTTTTTACTAACCAGTATATGACTCTTTCTAGTAGTCAACAGGTTATAACTAACGGTGAGAGTGATGGTTTTAAGGTATATAAAAATGCTACACAGCAAGTTTTCTCTGATCAAAGACAGGTGCTTTATTTTCAAGACGACAGTGGTACTAATTCTTATAACTTAAATAGCAACTATCACGTAAACGCTAGTGTCAACGCTGATAGCTATTATGATGTACCAGCAAGTGGTAGATACAAGTTTAAAGTAAGGCTAAAAATAAGACCTGTTGATACTGAGCCTTTTACTAATACTATTCAATATACTATTACTTTAAGATCTGGGCAATCTACAGGTTCACCTAGGCTTGATGGTATAAATGTGAACGGTAGACAGGGTCCTGCATTGCAAAACGCTAAAGGTCCTGACGCTACAGGGTATGTAGAGTTCATCATGCGTGAAATTGATTTGAAAGACACTGACAAGGTGTATTTTCATTTTGAAAGATATTTTGCAGAACCTACTGAGAAGACTGATATACTTGCTGATAGTTACGTTCAGCTGCTAGAAGCACCAATTCAATATATTGGTACTAATATAGAGTTTGGTTCTAATAATAACTTACTACCTAGTAACACTCAAGTTGAGTTCTTAACTTCTATTCTAAATAGATATAATTTAATAATAGAAAATGATAAGGATAATCCTAGACAACTAAACATTGAACCAGCTCAAAATTATTTTGATGCAGGTATATCTAAAGATTGGACGGATAAATTAGATTTAAGTAAAAACATAGTTATAAAGCCTACTCACGAGTTTCAAAATGCAGGCTTAAATCTAAGTGATTTAGAAGATGACGATTGGATGAGCGAAGAGGCTCAAGCAACTAATGGCGTACCTTATGGTTCTTTTCAAGCTAAGTTTCCTAACGAATTTACCAACGGAAGTGATTTAGAAATAGATAGTATGTTCTCAAGTTTTCCTACTTACAATATAGGTGGGATGAGAATGGCACAACTTTTTAGATGGGATAACAGTGCACCTCAGTTTGTAAAAACTAAACCTAAATTATTCTATTATTCAGGTAAAAAGAGTTCACCTCCGTACAGGTTTTACACGGAAACAGGGTCATCTGTTTATGATACATTATCAGAATATCCTTTTTGCTCTACGTTTTCCATGGCTGGGGATGAAATAGAGGACTCTGACTACGATATTAGATTTAGATCACTAGAAAGTTTTGGTGAGTCAGATTTGATAGTTACCTCTACTGTAAATGATGTTTACACTACATGCTGGTCAAGATACATTAACAGTATATATGGCCCTGACGCAAGAATTCTAATCGCTAACTTTTTATTAAAGCCTACCGACATAGCTGACTTTAGATTTAATGACAAGATATTTATAAAGGATGCTTACTACAGAATAAACAAGATAAAATCATACCCGTTAGGTCAAGACATTTCTACTCAGATAGAATTAATAAAGATAGTAGATTTAGTTGACAATACAGCTCAACCAGCTTTTCAATGTAACAACGTAATTAAGACAATTACTGAATGGGGTTGGGTGATTTTTGAAGACCTAGATGGCAATACTGCTGTTACAACAAGAGAATGCTGCGAGTCATACGGCTACACATTCGCGCCTGGGACTCTCGGGGTACCTAATATATGTAAAGCTTTAAAAAGCAACGATGCAAATGTAGATCCACCACCGATTGTGCTTAATAATAGTGTGATAGAAATTGGTGAAGAAGGTCAGGAAATTATAATTGAAGGCGGAGATCTTACAAGTAATATTACTGGTAATCTTAGAGGAGACGTTTTAGCTGATAATGATGATTTAGTCTTAGAAAACGGAGCCACTGTTTCAGATGCTTACTTAGCAGACGGTGTAAAAGCTACGACTCAGCCAGCCGGAACAAATGATACTACAATTGCAACTACTGCTTTTGTTGTAGCTAACGGTGGTACGACTAATCCTGCTGGAAGTAATACACAGGTACAGTTTAACAACAACGGTAGTTTTGGTGCTGATGCTGACTTTATATATAATACAAGCACAGATACAATAGAAGCTCCTAACGCTACTATATCAGGTACTATTACAGGGGATTTGACAGGTAATGCAGACACATCAACAAAGATTGCGTCTATCACAAACTCAAATATAGTTCAATTAACAGATACACAAACGCTTACAAATAAAACGTTAACAGATTGCGAGGCTAACACTCAAACAGTAGGAGATAATACTACTAAAGTAGCTACTACAGCGTTTGTACAGGCAAACTCAGGAAGTGCTACACCAGCAGGTTCAAATACTTTTGTACAATATAACAACAACGGAAGTTTTGGTGCTGACTTTGGAATGGCTTACAATAATACTACCTACTCTCTTAATGTGGCTGGTACAGTTGATGCTACTTTTCTTGATGGTAATCTTACGGCAACTTCTATTCTTATTGATGGTGTAACCGCAACATTGCAGCCACTTAATGATTCTAGTTCTAAAGTAGCAACGTGTAGTTTTGTTCAACAAGAAATTACAGACGCTACTGTTACTCCAGGAGGTGTAACTAATAGCATACAAAGTAAAAGTAGTGGTGGTAATTTTATTGGATATTCTCAATTTAAATTTAATGTAGACCAAAGCGGTGGTAATTTTTATATGAATGGTCGAGCCACCTTTGGAGATGCTAACAATGGAGCTACTGGTATTTACGCATTTGCTATAGGTACTAACACTAACGCTACCTCGCAAGATGCCTTTGCTTTAGGTGAAAACGCTTTAGCAAGTGGTAGACAATCTATAGCAGGTGGTTATGAGTGCCTTGCACAAGGTTCAGCATCTTTCGCAATAGGAGCTTTAACCTCATCTTACGGAGAAAGGTCGGCTTCATTTGGATCAAATTCTGATAATTATGGTGAAGATTCAGTAGTTATGGGTCACAATCACGGAGTTGCTACAACGAGTGATAGGTCTTTAACTCTTGGATACGAGAATACAAACAACTCATCTAATAGTTTATTGATGGGTCAAAGCAATACTTTATTGAACCTTTACGCAGGTGGAACATCGGGAGGAGGAACAGGATGCCTTGTAGGTGGGTATAACAACTCTGTACAGATAAACGATGGTATTGTATTTGGTTCTGATTGTGATGCAGGTGTAACAAGTGCAGGATCTAACAACTCTAAAAACCAATTCTTATTTGGTTTAGGTTTAGCAGTACCAAAAAATACAGGAGGTGATGCAGCAGGTCAAAGTCAAACAGTTGTTGGTAAATATAATTATGATCAAAACTCAGCACACCTTTTATTTAGCGTTGGTTACGGTACGGGACCTTTATTAGCAAATAGAGCTACAGCTTTCTTAGTTACAGGTAACGGACAAGTAGGTATAAAGAAAACTTTACCTAGTTATGATTTACACTTAGGTACTAATAGCGCAGCTAAACCTTCTACTAATACTTGGACAATAGCTTCAGATGTAAGAGTTAAAGAGAATATACAAGAATACACCAAAGGATTAAGTGAGATAGTTCAATTAGAACCTAAGACTTACGATTATAATGGTAAAGCAGGGTTTGATTCTTCGATGAAAGGCAATATAGGTATTATTGCACAAGATGTTAAAGACATATTCCCTGAAACAATTAGCACTTACAACGCTAAGTTAAATGAAGAAGATGAGGAAGAAACAGAATTGTACAACTTTGACTCTCACGCTTTAACTTTTGCTTTAATTAACTCGGTAAAAGAGCTACATGCTGAAATAAAAACATTAAAAGCTGAGATAAAAGAGCTTAAAAACAAATAACAAAAGCAAATAATTTCTATTTATGATAAATGACGTGATTAAAGCATTAGCTGAGGGTAAAATAAAGCCCACTAGGGATAACGCAATTGCTTTTGGCATATATGAATACCCAAAGAGTATAAAACAGGCTTGGAAACAATTTAAAATGGAGATATGGCTGAAACAGTAGTAATACCTTTAGAAGCTAAGGTCGATAAGGCAATAGAGGAAATATCGGCTTTAAACGAAAAGCTTGAAGATGTTGCTAAATCAAATAAGGCAGCAGCTAAATCTACTAAGAGTTTAGCTAAAGGATTTAAAGGTTTAGGTTTAGCTATGAAAGCCGCAGGTATTGGACTTGTAATCGAAGCTTTTAACTTTCTTAAGAACATTATAGGGCAAAATCAAGCTGTAATAGATACCTTAAGCACTGCAACAACTTCTTTAGGGATCATATTTAGAGAGGTTGGTGACCTTGTTGTTGGTTTTGGTGAAAGTATATTCAATGCTTTTCAACAACCACAAAAAACTTTAGCTAAGCTAGGTGAAAAGTTCGAAGAATTTAGAACATATATAACTGATAAATTTAGTGGTGTTGGTACTTTATTGACTGGAGTATTTACTTTTGATAGTGATATGATCAAAGAAGGTCTTAGTGAGATCAAAGGAGACCTTCAAGACTTTAGTGAAGACGTTACTGATGTTTATAATAACGTTACGACTACCGTAGCTACAGCAACTAAGAATTTTGTTGATACCACTAAGAAAGCTATTGAAACAGGTTCAGATCTTACTCAGCTAAAAAATGAAGTTGCTTTACTAGAAGCTGGCCAGCAAAAGTTGATGCTATCATATCAAACACAAGCAGAGCTTCAGAGACAAATAAGGGATGACGAGAGTGCATCTTTTGCTGATAGAATAGAAGCCAACAAACAGTTAGGATTAATTCTAGACAGGCAACTAGAAGAGGAACTAAGTTTAGCTCAAAAGAAAGTTGACTTAGCACAAATAGAGTCTGATCTTAATAGTGAAAACGTAGAGCTAAAACAAGCTTTAATACTAGCAGAAACAGAATTAGTAGATATTAATGAAAGGATAACAGGCCAAAGGTCAGAGCAGTTAACAAACAACAATGCTTTACTTAGAGAAGAATTAGATGCTACTAACGAGTTAGCAACTGTAGGTAAAACTCAAAGAGAATTAGAGCTAATAGAGTTAGATCAATGGTATCAAGATAAATTAAGGCTAGCAAAAAAGAATAGTAGTGATACTGAAGCTATTGATCGAGAGTATGCTAAAAAGAAAAAGAAAATAACTCAAGAGCAAGTGCTTACTGAAATGGAGGCTTTCGGAAAACTTGCTGGAGCTTTAGGTAAACTTGCTGGTGATAATAAAGCATTAGCAGTTGGTGAAGCATTAATCAATACTCAAGTCGGTGTTACTAGAGCATTAAGTGCAGGACCACCACCTCTAAACTTTATTCAAGCTGCCGCTGTATTAGCTAGTGGTTTATCAAGCGTCAAAAGTATTTTAGCTACTAAATCTGGTGATGACTCTGGAGCTTCGGTACCTACGGCTAGCGTTCCAAGTTTAGCTACTGGTGTTGCTGGAGGAATACCGAGAGAAACTAATTTAGATGATGTAGTCGGAAGTATAGATAAACAGTCTACCGAACCAATAAAAGCTTATGTGATCGGTCAAGATGTTACAGATAGTCAAGACGCACAAAAATATATAGACACTCAAACAACGTTATAATGAAGGTAGTAGAATTTACATTAGATGAAGAAAGCGAAGACTGTGGAGTTTTTGCTATTAGCTTAGTAGAGCACCCAGCCATTGAGGAGAACTTTAAATACTTTTCTAAAGATGGTAAACAACCAAATCAATTCGCAACCGTAGACAACGAGAAACGCATTGTCATGGGAGCTGTGATGATACCAGATATACAAATACCTAGGTTAGATGAAGAAGGAAAGGAGTACAACTGCTTTTTCTCTAAAGATACTGTTAGAAGAGTTAGCGAGCTGTATATGTTACAATCGAAACATAAGAATGCTACATTAGATCATCAAAGAGTGGTTAATGGAATAACAACGGTTGAAACCTGGATAGTTGAAGATAGCAAGATTGATAAGACTCAACTTCACGGATTAGAGTACCCTGAAGGGACCTGGGTAGCTTGCATGAAAATAGAGAATGAAGAGGTTTGGCAAAACTATATTAAAGAAGGTGTAGTTAAAGGATTCTCCATTGAAGGTTACTTTGATGAGAAGCAAACTAAGATGAGTGAATTAGAGTTATTAGACAGAATAAAGGCTATAATTCTAGAAGACCAAAATAAAACACTTTAGCATTTAAACTATTTAAAAATATAAATTTATCACATGGAAACACTAAACAAAATCAAAGTCTTACTTGGCATGGAAGTAGAAGACACTGCTACTCCACAAGAACTCCAAGAAGCTCAAGAACAATTGAAGTTCGAAGATGCTGCTTTAGAAGATGGCACTGTAGTTAGTGCAGACTCTTTTGAAGCTGGTCAATCGGTTTTTATTGTTGTTGAAGAAGAGAAGCAACCTCTACCAGTTGGCGAGTACGCTATGGCTGATGGTTCTTTGTTAGTAGTCGAAGAGGAAGGCGTTATCGCTGAAATTAAAGCTGCTGAAGAAGAAGTTGAAGAAGAGGTAGAAGAACAGTCTGTTGTTGAAGAAATGACAGAAACTGAAGGAGATGGTTCTAAAGAAGCACTTGTTCAGGCTATCGGAGTACTAGAGAATTTAGTACAAGAATTTGAAGATATTAAGTCTAAGGTAAACGGTTTATCTGAAAACTTTGAAGCTGTTAAAACTGAAGCTGAAGAAAACGAAGCTAAGGTAGAAGAGTTTGAAAAAGTAGCTGAAGAGATTAAGCCAAATCCAGAAGGCAACTTTAAACAAGTAAATCAAAACGTTGATTTGTCTAAACTGACAGCTCAACAAAGAGTACAATATTTAATTCATAAAAACAAATAATTATGGCACAAACAATTGGAACAACTGTTTACGCTGGAGACGAAGCTGCTGGCTTTATCTCTGCATCGCTATTAAGCGGAGAAACTTTAGGAAAAGAAAATGTAACTATTCTACCTAACGTTTCATTTAAAATTAACTTGAAGGCTTTGGACTTCGCAGCTGGATCTGTAAAAGATGCAACATGTGCGTTCGATGACGGATCTGCGGTTACTTATGACGAAAAGTCTATCACACCAGAAAGATTCCAACTTCACAAAGAACTTTGTAAGAAAGAGTGGTTTTCTACTTACGCAGGAGCTCAAATGAGAGCAGGTGTAGATGGAACTTTCCCTGGTAACTTTACAGAGTACTTAATCTCTCATGCTGGAGCTGTAGTAGGAGCAGATGTTGAAACTTCTATTTGGCAAGGTAGCACTGCTACTAACGGTCAGTTTGACGGTTTTGTTACTCAGTTCATCGCTGATACTGATGTAGTTGACGTACCTACACCTGCTGCTTTAACTGCTGGTAACATTGTAACTAAGCTAGGAGAATTAAGAGACGCTATTCCAAACTCTGTTTATGGAAAGGAAGATCTTAATATCTACTTAGGAACTGCTGCATTTAAATTCTACATTGCTAAACAAGCTGCTCTTGGTTACATGGACCAATACCACGCTGGAGTTACTGCACCAAACTTCGAAGGTATTCCTTTAGTATGGTGTCCAGGAATGGCTGCAAACAAAATGGTAGCTGCAAGAAAGTCTAACTTGTTCTTCGCAACCGATTTACTTTCTGACTTGACTGAAGTTAAAGTAATCGATATGACTACTACTGATGGTTCTGACAATGTTAGAATGGTTATGAAATACAACGCTGGAGTTGGTTACGCTGTATCTGAAGATATTGCACTTTACTCTGCATAATTAATAATTTAGTGGGAGGGTAACACCTCCTACTTTTTAAACCTATTCAATATGGCATGTTTATTACAAGATGGTAGAGGGCTAGAATGTAGAACCGCTATTGGAGGTATACGAAATGTATACTTTGTCAATAATGGAGCTGCTGGAACCCTGGTTATCGGAACAGACGGCCAATTGACAGCATTAGGCACAGCAAGTACAGCATATCAATACGCTTTAAATCCACAGAGCTCAACTTTCGATGAAACAGTAACAGTTTCTGAAGAAAATGGTACAGTGTTTTACGAGCAAGTGCTAACGCTAGCATTACCTAATCTATCAATTACGGCTTTAAAAGCATTAAAAGAATTAGTACAAGGACGCTTTCAAGTCTTTGTAGAAGATAATAACATAAACGAGGTTACTGGTAACGGTGACTTATACCTAGCTGGAGCATACAATGGTATGACTGTTACAGCTGGTAACGTTGGTAGAGGTCAAGCATTTGGCGATATGAGCGGTTACAATCTTACTTTTACAGGAAGAGAAAAAGCAGCAGCTATTGCTGTTGTAGCAGCTGATTCTGCAAATGAAGATGTTTTCCAAGGGTTAACAACTAATCCACCAACTATCGACGACGGATCTTGATAGTATAATGTTATTAATAAAATAATTAAAGGCACTCGAAAGGGTGCTTTTTTTTTACTTCTAAAACAACTTGTACTATTCTCTATTTATTAATATATCAAATCAACAAAGATGATTAAGGTACAATCTGAGACATCAAAGACAATATACCCTAGCCTAACTTCAGTTAGTGATGATGCTAATAGCAATTACTACCTAATGGAGGTTGAAAACGAGCAAACAAAAAGAAAAGTTGCTAAGGTGATCACTAAAGGAGCTGTTACAAATAGATCAGTAGCTTGTAGTTTAGACGAAGTCACTTACACAAATTTCTCTTCTTCTGGTGCTGTGTATATGGATCACCTTCCTTACTTACTAACAACTGGTGATAATTGGAGTATGTGTTTATGGTTTAAACATAAGTACAACACTGGAAACAGTGACATAAAAACTTTGATGTACCTTAGACAATTAACAACTCCGTCTGAGTTTATTTGTGTGATTAACGCTGATGGTTATATAGAAGTAAATCAATACTTAAATAAGGTTCACGTATTTGATAGTGTTAAAGTTGATGATGGTAATTGGCACAGATTGGTGTTAACTCAAAAGAATAATGGCGCCTCTGCTAATAAGATTAAATGCTATATAGATGGTGAACACATTGGTAATACAGCCATCGATTTTACTTTGTATTGGTCTAACTTTGATAGGTACTATTTAGGAACCAATTTAGCTGTATCAGGAAGAAGTTTATTTGGTGAACTTAAAGACTTTCAACTATGGGACTACACTTTAAATGGTGATGATATTAAATTTGATTATGACTTTCCTGACTTTTTAGCTTCAGATAGACAAGAAAACGCAGCTCCTTTTAATAGAAGTATGAAAACTAGGTATGAATTATCTAGCTCTACATTCGGTAACTTACACAACTCTTACAACGATAATTTAATAGACTATCCTAACGATTTTTTTAGTTGGGAAAACATAAACAACCTTGATATAAGTAACAACGTAGCTTTATCAAACAATGGGTTTAAAATAGCTGACAGAATAACTTACGATGGTGTTTCTAATTTTAATCTTATAACCCAAACAATAACGAACGTTCCAGGTACTGGGGAATGGAGGTTTGGAATGTGGGTAAAAGGAGAAGGTAACACAATAGGAAGTAGAGGAAGATTAAGGTTTTACTCTGGTACTTCTGTGCAATACCCTCAAGAGACTATATTTATATACACTGATCAATGGCAATTTGTAGATACTTATACTTATATAGGTGTTACTGGCTCTTTGGTTTTAGGTTTTGAGCCATTAATATTTTGGGACAATACAAGTACTGCACGTGACCCACAAAAAGGAGATGCTATTTATGCTTATGGGGCTAGGTTTAAAGGAACAACTTATGACCTAACAGCTACACTTGTAGCTAGTGCAACTTTCCGAACAGGCTCAACACCTATGTTTGCTTTTGATGATAACGCTTTTTATAAGTACAAAATATACGAGCAAACAAGCAAAAATAACACAGATATTTACGATGACTCTATTCTTGGTTTAAGAGAAGAAGGTAAATTATTTGTACAGGGAATAGGTCAACCTGAATACGTAAAACAAAAAGACGCAGATTCAACAAACGAAGTATACTTAAAAATATGAGCTTAAGAATAATAAATTTAGCGGCTGAGAAATCACCAAAAGCAAAAGAGTCTAACTCTAAGGAGTGGGTATCTTACGGTGATGACAATAACTACTTTGAGTATTTGATTGACAGATACAATGGTAGTGCTGTGAACAACGCAATTATATCTTCTGTTAGTGATCAAATATATGGTGAAGGTTTATCGTGTACTGACGAAAACAAAAAGCCTTTAGATCACGCTAAGATGAAGACTATATTTAAACCAAACGATTTAAAGCGTGTATCTCATGATCTTAAGTTATTAGGTCAAGGTGCGTTTAACATTGTTTGGAATAAAGGTAGAACTCAAATACTTAAGGCAAAGCATATACCTATGCAAAACTTAAGGCCTGAGAAATCTATAGAAGGTGAAATCCAGGCATACTACTACTCCGATGATTGGAGTCAATATAGAAAAGAAAGATATGCACCTAAACGCATCGAAACGTTTACTGGTGAAAAAGGAGATACATCGCAAGTATTGGTTATAAAACCTTATGCTTCAGGTTACTTTTACTTTTCACCTGTTGATTACGCTGGATGTTTGCAATGGGCAGAGATAGACGAAGAAATTGGTACATACCATTTATCTAATATTCAAAATGGCTTCGCTCCTACGATGATGATCAACTTCAACAATGGTCAACCAACTGAAGATGAGCAAAATCATATCGAGAATAAAGTGATGCAAAAGCTTCAAGGTACTAAAGGTAAAAAGTGGCTTATATCATTTAACGATGATACTACAAACGCAACTACTATTGATAGTTTACCAATATCAGAAGCTAGTGAACAATACAAGTTTTTAAGCGAAGAGGCTACACGTAAGATCTTAATAGGTCACAAAGTAACTAGTCCTATTTTGTTTGGTATAAAAGACAGCACAGGTTTAGGAAACAACGCTGACGAAATAAAGACTGCTTCTCAATTATGGGACAACACAGTTATACGGCCATATCAAAATATGATACTTGATGCTATAAACGAAGTGCTGCTTGTTAACGGTATTATTTTAAACACATACTTTAAGACTTTACAACCAATAGAATTTATAGAAACCGAAGGTCTTGATGCTGATGAGAAAGAGATAGAGACTGGGATTGATCAATACAGTGAGTTTAGTGAATTCAAAGACTTAAAAGACATAGATACTAAGCCAACTAGTGGAATGATCTCTGAGGCTAAGAGAGGACTGGAACTAAGAAGAGAGTTTGGTAGAGGAGGTACTGCTGTTGGAGTTGCTAGAGCTAGAGATATATCTAACGGTAAAAATTTAAGCTTAAGTACTATCAAAAGAATGTACTCATTTTTTAGCAGACATGAGAAATCTACTAAAGGAGGACAAGGCTACAAAGTAGGAGACGATGGCTACCCAAGTGCTGGTAAAATAGCTTGGCTACTTTGGGGTGGAGACGCTGGGTTTACTTGGTCAAAAAGAAAGGTAGAAGAAATAAAGAATGTAGAAGAAGACTTTTATAAATGTAAACCTGGTTGTAAAAAGAAAAAAGGTAAATGTGAATGTTCTTCTAACTTTAAAGACGAAAGACCTTTTTTATCAGATGATCAAGGCGATGATCTGTTAGACTACTTAGAATTAGTTGGAGAAGAAAACGATAATGATGAATGGGAATTAATAAGTGAAGAAGAGGTTGATACTACTAAGGATGGTTTTCACCAATTCGCTAATCCTACAAAATCAGATGCTAATCCAGATGAAAAGTCTAGATGGGGAGACACTGGTTTATATAAGGTAAGATATGTTTATTCTAAGACTTCTAGAAAAGAGTCTAAATCATCCTCAAGACGTTTCTGTAGTAGAATGATAGAATTATCATCAAGCGGAATAGAGTACCGGTATGAGGATATTATCAAAATGGGTAAAGACGGCATAAACTCAGAATTTGCTCCAAAAGGAAAAAATACCTATAATTTGTTCAAATACAAAGGAGGCGTTAATTGCCACCATGGTTGGCTTAGAAGAATATACTTTAGAAAAAAGAATAATAAAGGAAGGTTCTTACCTAACGAAGGCTTAGAAAACGACAAACGTGTAGGTAACAATCCTTATGTGAAGCAAAAAGGTGAAGAGGCTAAAGCAATGATTGATACACCTAATAAAGGACGACTAAATTAATAAACAATGGCAGCATTATTTGTAAACGAAGATAAATTAAAAAATTGCACAGCTATCAATTACAACGTTGATACTGCATTTTTGTTACCTTTTTTAAAGATAGCTCAAGATAAACATTTGCAAATGATTCTTGGAACTCGTTTGTACAACAAAATAAGTACCGATATAAATGACCGTGATCTTGATGGTGTATATAAAACACTTGTCGACGATTACGTTCAGGACTGCCTAGTGCATTACGCTTTAGTTGAAGCATTACCATTTATATCATACCAAATAAAGAACGGTAGCATTACCCAAAAAAATAGTGAAAATGGTAACGCGGCAAGCCGAGAAGATGTAAATTACTTAGTGCAAAAAGAAAGAGATACTGCAGAGTTTTACGGACAAAGAATTGTAGAGTACTTGTGTTATAATTCATCACTTTTCCCAGAATACACAACGAATAATGATGATGAGATTGAACCAATAAAAAATGCTTACTTTACAGGTATAAAAATATGAAATACAGACCAAAGCTACATAATATAAAAAAGCTAAAGGTGTATTTAAGAAAACTAAAGGATGAAAAGCGACTTGATAGAACTAAATAGCATTAATGCTGCTGCCATAGGTGTTACCTTTGCAGACTTTGATGCAATATTGACGACGTTAGTCTTGGTTACGGCGTTAGTATACAATGTGCAAAGATTAATTAAATGAAGTACTTCTCTAAAAGTGAGTTTAAATGCAATGACGTTCAGTGCTTTGATCTTATGAACCCTGAACTAATAAAGAAACTAGATTTAGCTAGAGGTATTGCTGAAGTATCTTTCTTTATTACCTCTTCTTATAGGGATAAAGAAACAAACGATAGAGAAGGTGGCTCTAAAAAGTCTGCTCACTTGAGAGGTAATGCCGTTGATATACATTGTGAAAATTCCTACCATAGATTTAAAATAGTACAAGCTTTGTTAGATGTTGGGTTTACAAGGATAGGTATTCACAGTACATTTATACACGCTGATGTAGATGAAGAGCTTGCTGATTGTGTAATTTGGACTTACTAATATGACAGGTTGGGATTTAGGATTTGGCTACTACACTGGCGTTCTAGTTGGCTTATGGTCGGGTAAATACGAGAACGGTTACAAACACGCTTTGTACTTACCATTTATATTCATTGAAATAAATACTTATTATGATTGAGATTTTGAAATCAAACTGGGCTGAATTGCTAATCGGAGCAATGGCATTTTTTAAAGTACTAGCTAACGTAACTCCTACTGAAAAAGACAACAAGATCTTTGGTTACTTAGATGACTTCGTTAACTACTTTATTAAGGACAAAAAAAATAAAGTAAATGATTAAGGCCTTTTTGACAAAAGGGATCTTGCCAATAATTCCACAACTATTTAAAGATCACAAAGGAAAGTGGAGTAGCAGACGCACCGTTTCTGGTGTGCTAGCTATGGCTTGTGTGATAGACATGGAAGTCAACGGCATTACCACTAATTCTTTGATCTTAGCTTTTATAGCTGTATTACCATTATGCTTCTCTGTATTTGAGAAAAAGTAGCATTTATAAACAATACCAAGTCTATAAAGTTAATTTTTTTTATTTTAGTTGAAGTTAAACTAAAAGCTAAATTATGAAGGACAATAGATATCGACTCAAAGACGAGGAGGTAGAGCTCATTGAACAACATCGAGCAAAAACCATAGACAACATAAACGACAATACTCTTTTAGATGCTCATCTATCAGAAAGGGGTATTCACAAAGATGACGTTGTAAGTGTAAAGCATTGGCAAGCAGCTAATGGAGAATATAGGTTCTCTATTGTTACTAAAGACAATGACAAGCTAAATAGTGATTACGTAGTTGGCAAGCTTAAAGAGTTTCTTGAAAAAAGAGCTCCTAAGTACGATAGAGTTAACTACAGTAATTATAGCAAAACAGGACATCTTCTCGTTATAAACCCTGCTGACATTCATATTGGTAAATATTGTGCTGTTGACGAAACTGGAGAGCAATACGATCGAATGATAGCAGTATCTAGAGTAGTTGAAGGTATCGAAGGTTTGATAGAAAAAGCTAAAGGCTTTAATGTTGAAAGAATATTGTTCTGTATTGGTAACGATGTACTACACGTAGATAATGTTTATAATAAAACTACTAAAGGTACTCAGCAGGACGTAGACGGGATGTGGTGGGAACATTTTGAAATAGCGTTGGAGTTATATGTTAGATGCGTAGAAAGATTAAGGGAAATTGCACCAGTAGATTGCGTGCATTCTATGAGTAACCATGATTACCAAAGTGGCTTTCACTTGGCACAAGCACTAAAGGCTTGGTTCAGAAAAGACAAGTCAGTAACTGTAGATGCTTCAGCACGTCATCGTAAGTATTATGAATATGGTAACAATCTTATAGGATTGGAACACGGAGATGGTGCTAAAATGGATAACCTACCTTTGATTATGGCACAAGAAAAACCAGAAGAATGGGGTAGAGCTAAATATAGATACTGGTACTTACATCACTTACACCATAAGATCAAATACAAATGGAGAGACGCTAAGGACTTTATTGGCGTAACAGTAGAATACTTAAGATCTCCTAGTGCTGCAGACTCATGGCACGCTAGAAAAGGCTACGTTGGTACTCCTACTGCTGTAGAAGCATTCGTACATTCATCAGACTTCGGTCAGGTAGCAAGACTCACACACTTTTTTATATAGCTACAAGTATTGTAGATAAAGGGCTTTAGAAATAAGGCTCTTTTTTTTTGCACTTTTTTTGTGAAAATATTTTTTTCTTTCGCGATGTTTGCGTATATTTACATATCAATAAAAACAAAACAACTAAACGATATGAAACTTAAATTCAAAAAATCTTGCCAAGGTAGTTACGAAGCAAACGGAACTTATAAAAACCATAAAGTTACGGTATTGGTAGAGGGATATGAAGAAGGTGGATTTTGCTACTCAATACACATTAATGATTCCTACGCTGAAGGCGATGGATGGATTGGATTAAGAAAAAAAGATATACTAGAAATGATTGACAGACAAGTAATGTGGAAGATTGATGAAATTATTGAAGAACAAAATTGTCCATTCCGTTAAAACATAAACATTTACTAACTAAATAAACTGCAAAACCATGAAATCACCAGCAACAACTAGAAGCAAAGCATACTACGGAGAAAACTATAGAGTAGACGCTGTAGGAACATTTAGAGACAATGAAATGGAAGATATTGTTATAACATTTCATGACACTAAGAACAACACTGAGATGGACATAACCAACTTTATGTATGATCAAATGGATACGTGGTTCATTAACGACATGGAGCAAGAAGTTTCAGAAGGATAAAAAAGATTGTGTAAAATTTTTTTACTAAACTTTTTATTCGTATATTTACATAACCAAAATAACTAAAACCAAATATCATGAATTATTTAGATCTAAAACCACACGTATACAGAGGAGTAACTATAGTACTCAAAAACGACAAAAACTTCGTTATGCTATGGTTCGATAAAAAGTCCTGTAAATTCTTACTAGAACTAGACGGAGAGATTATTCTAAACACAATTAACTTTATGGCTATAGCTATTGAATTAGAAACTATAGGCAAACTAGAAGTAGTAAGTGACACAAACGTTTCAACTTCATTTATTGGATTAGGTAATTGTTCAACTATTCAAGTAAGCTAATTATGGAAAGTACGGTTATACCAGTATTTCAAATCGTAGGGAGTTACGAGGGAAGAAAGTACGAAGACATTGATGTAGTCTACGGAGAAAAAAATAAAGATCTTCTAGTGGAAGAATACAGAAAAGCAAGAGGTGATAACTGGCACATAGTTGCCTATAGAATAGATGAATAATGGGAAAGCTAAAAGAATTATTATTAGGTACTAGAGAGCAACAAATTGACAGAGAGCAAATGTTGGAAATGCAATACAATGCTCATTACGATGAATGTGCTAACTACGTAGAAGAATGGAAACAAGGTACTCGTTCACCTTTAAATGCAACGATAAACGAATTTAACTACCTAAACAAACCTACAAATGGAGCCAAGTAAACTAAACGAGTTGTATATCAAGAACGGTCTTACAGCTAAAGATATTTTTAAACACAAGTTCTACACTATCATCTCAAGATCAGGTATCGATAAGATACAAGCTAACAATAACATAGTGATCGAATATGATTTGATCCATAATTCTCCTGACAACAAATGTATTATCATAAAAGCTACAGCTAAATGTGGAGATAAAACAATACAAACTTTCGGAGAGTCTTCACCAGCAAATACTGCTCAAGCGTATCCTGTATCAATGGCAGAAAAAAGAGCTATGAGTAGAGCTGTATTAAAGCTTACTGGATTTTATGAACTAGGTCACTTCGGAGAAGATGAGTCTGATGACTTTAAAAGATAATAACCTTATGAGAACATGGACACCTAACACACCCTTACAGCAAGTGTTGTTTGATACTTATAAAACAAAAGATCTTACATGTGTGAGACTCTCTGTAACTCAACCAACTCTTAGAAAGCTATTTAAAGACGAGCAACAACTTACATTTAATCAACTAAAAACAATATCAACAGACAGTAAAATAAGTCTAATTAAATTAATACATTTATTATGATGGGAGGAGAAATACTAAGCGACGATGTAGCTAAAGCAGTTTTACAAGCAGCAGCTGATCAATGTAAAGCTACACCAGAGTTGGTGAAGTCAAAAGACAGAAGAAGATTTATTGTGGAAGCAAGACAACTTGTGACAGCAATACTAAGAGAAGGAGGATGGGGTTTTCAAGAGATAGCTAACTTTCTTACACAAGAACCTATTGGAAACCATACTAATCCTCATCATTGGTATAAAATGCACAACAAAGATTATGAGATGTATGACTACTATAAGATTAGCTATGACATTTTAAAGAGCATACATGGCGAAAACATAGATGAATTTAAAGCAGGTAAAGCTAAACTAATAGACATAGAGAGATATATTGATCTAAAACAAAAGTTCGACCAATTGAAGCTTAAGCATGATGCGCTTTCAATGGAGAATAAATTAATTAAGCAGAGTGCAAATAAATTAAAATCACAAATAAACAAGTTATGGAGTTAACAGGAAAAGTAGTAAAGATCTTAGATCTCGAAACAATTAGCGAAAAGTTTAAGAAGCAAGTAGTTGTTATTGAACAAACCGATGCAATGTACGACAAAGAAGTACCAGTAGAATTTGTCAACAAAAGTGTTGATGAGATCTCAAGCCAATTAGAAGTAGGCCAAAACGTTAAACTTGGTATCAACCTTTGTGGTAGAGAATGGCAGGGTAGATACTTTGTAAACATCAGAGGTTGGAGAATGTTCAACGATGAAATTAGTGAAGATAGTGTTGCTGATCCAGTAGGAGCAAGCAATGCAGGTGGAAGTGATCTACCGTTTTAGTTGTTTTAAAATCTATAGGCTACTGATTAGGATTCGGTAGTCTATAGGTTTTTTTTAGCTAGAAGTGAAAAAAAGTATCAAAAAGTTTTTCTAGTTAATTTTTTATTTGTAAGTTTACTTCATCAATAACAAAATAACTAAAAACAAATATCATGGAAAACTTAAGAATTACAAACGAAGATTTTTTTAACTACATTCAATCTCTAACTAAAAGCCAATTAAAAGGATTAAATTACAAGTTAGAAAACGTAGAACCTATGAAGATTACGACATCTATAAACGGAGATACATACGCTAGATTTCTTGTAAGAATTGAAAGAAAAGGTAAAACACTTATTGTAAAGTCAAAAGGTGAATACGCGGAAGAAGAGAAATACACTTTTTCAAAAGAAGACTACTCACTAAAAGGTTGCAATTTTGGAGGGATCAACTTTAACACACATAATAATTATAGAGTAAGAGAAATATAGAAACCATGAACATTCTAGAAGAAGCAAACAAAATTATCAATGAAAGATCTGAAGAGAAGGAGCGCATGTACGGTCCTT